AATCTATCAGCATAAGACTCTATCTTTACAAAGTCTTCTCCATCGTTAACACCTATATCAATAAAGTTTGTAGGTGGAAACGTATCAAATCTATTTATCTCGCTATACATTAATCTATCTGACTGAACAACTGTTTGTCCTTTGTCATTAATAGACTTTACATTAGCTACAAACCTTCTTCTGTTTGACACTACGCTAGTCTTATACCCTTCTCCAGTATTTCCTATTGATATGCTAGATAAATCAGCGTTATATCCATTTAACGAGCTGTATGTATCAGCATTTGGGTCTTGTATTGCTACTGTACAGAATAAAAAAGAAGCTTGATTGTATATAGTCGACCAACCAACTTGCTTAGATTCTAAATTTGTTCTACAGCCATAGGTTAAATCTATATCAACTAATAATTGGAACTCTCCCTTTGAGGTAGAATCTCTAAAGTATATTCTACCACCAGTAATTCTTTCGTCATAACCATGCGAAGCTACAATAGACAGAGTAAGTCTATTATTAGCAGAAACAGTTGTTAGTCCAGTCATTATCGTAGGTAAGGACTCTTGAACACCATCATAAATAAATGTTTGAGCAAACTCATACGTACCAGCTGGTATACTACCATCACTTCCAGTTGCTATTGCTTGAAGATTAAATCCAAGTCCAGCATCAGGAGCTATATATAGCTTGGTATCAGAGCCAGCAGCATTCCAAGTTTTAGATGAATCTATTACAAGCGTGGTGTTGTTAGTTCTAGAAGCTATTCCTACTATATCAGTACCTGGCCCGTTTATAAGAACATATAAACCAGTATCTAGTTGAGTATCTGTTCCAGCTGTATTGCCTGAATCTGTTATATTAGTTGCCAGTGTAACTGTAGTTCCGCTTGCAACACCTTCAAGAGTGTCGTCAATTCCAATAACAGCGCTAACTAATCCAGTTGCACCTGTACCAGAAAATGGTTGTTTTGGTGGAGCGTCAGACACTACCCATTGATTTACTGTTTGGGCGCTGCCTCCTCCAACATTTAACTGGCTCAAGCTGTCATCTAGCCATAGCTTTTTATTTACATATCCATACCATTTTACACTATTGCCAGCACCAAAATTAGTATCACAAACTCTTACCACACCATCAGCTAAGTCATATATTACCTTACCATTTGCAGTACTACCTAAGTCTATAGCTTCTGAAAAACTACCACTACCATCGGCTACATCTATTCTAGTATCAGAAGTAGCATCTGTATCAGCCAAAAACGTCTTTATTGTAGATGTATTAGTTCCAGAACTACTAACTCCAGTATAGTCCATTCTAGCTTGGAACAAACCAAATCCAGCTTGAGACGCATCTAAGCTAGGAGCTGTGTAGTCACTTGTATTATCTGTAACTTTACCAGATGACTTTACTATTCCAAACTCATCTACAATAACATTATTAGCTTGTGCTAACTCATTATCTGCAATAGAGCGTGAGTTAGTCTTAGTGTTAAGACCGCCATCAAAACGTGTATATGTTTTAAATTGTTTAGGCATTATTCCTTTATCTCAAAATGTACTAAGTCATCAAACTTATTATCTTTGGTCTTGGTGTCCATATTCCAATCTCCACCCCATCTTATTCTTAATCCCATTTGTCTAGCAATTCCAAGAACGTAGCCGCCAAAGTAATGAAACCTATCCCTATCATGCCAGTCAATAGGATAAGGAGCAACATCAACAGCATTACTGGGACTTTTATTATGCTTCCCATTCGGGAACTTAACTTTGCTATTTCCTTTGTTATATGCTTCATCTTGAGCTTTCTGTCCTCTATGACCTTCTAATACTGTGCAATCAAATCCCTTAACTACTTCTTCAAACAACTCAACCAATCTTTCATCGCAAGTATATAATTTGTGTTTACTATTTCTGCTAAACCTAGGCATTACTTACCCTTAATTAAACCTTCTATTAAATCAGTAACAACATCTACGCACTTCTCAAAAAAGATTTGCTCTTTATCTTCACTTACAAATGGAATATCAATCTTCTCATTAATTTTTGTAGCGATTGTCTTAGCCATTTCATCTGAAGTAAGTTGACTAACCATTTGCTTTTTAATTGAATCTGCTTGACTTTCAGCCGCAGCTACTAACATCTCTTTTAAACCCATTATTTTCTCCTAATCTCATTATTTGTTTTAACTATTAAATATACTAAAGTTGCAATAGATACAGCCATTTGCAGCAACATTGGTAAGTTGACCCACCAAACACCTACTCCAACTACACCATTAACTACTGCCTTAGTTGAATCTATCATTCTATCAACCAGCCTTTCCATTAATACGACCTTTAAGGTACGCTAAATCATCGGTTACATCGTTTAACTCTTTAACTATATCTTCTCTATGTCTCTGTCCTATATCGTCTGACTTGTTCCATCTCTCTATTAACTTTATAGTTATCCCCTCTACATTTTTTATTGTAGATTCTATCTTAGCTATCGCTTGTCTTATGTTATCTAAATCTTCATTTTGAGCTCTTTGGCTTTTCATTAGATTAACTATCATCAGTACAAACAAAGATACGATAACACCTACAGCACCGTACTCAGCGTATGTTTCAATCATTTAATACTTTCTTCGTCGCTTTTAAACCAATTAAAAATAAAAATCCAAGCATTACTTGCAGGAGCATCTCTTGTCTAATACTAAACGCTAGCATAACAGACATAATAAATTTTCCTGCAAGAATTGCTTTATCAATCACTATTTCCCAACAATCTTTTGGGCTTTATTATGTGACTGTTTAAAGGTTTTACCCTTTCTCATTTCTGATGCCATCATTGACATATGCTTTGCAGTATGATGAACCTTATGTTTTTGCATTTGTTTTTTTTGCATAACAGATAATCCATTAAGGTTTACATTTTTTAAGTCCTTAGCCATACTACCAACTCTTCTTTCTAATCCAAAGTATAAAAAACATACTAACCTTTATCAGACTCTTGTTCTTTATTGTAAGGATATTTATTTTCTTCAGACAGTGCAGCTTTAAGTCCATCTACAAACGCTTGTCTGCCAAATTGTAACTGCTGAAGATTAAATGTTATTGTATCAATCTTTCTGTTTAAATCTGCAATGTGATTAACCATTGTTTTTTGGTCATCGTTCATTGAATTGATATCGTACTCTTTCCCATCAAGGTTTAACATTGGGGCATTTTCTTTTTTATTTTCTTTTTTAGCCATTATATTTCCTTATTTTCTTTTTAGTCCTAACTTTTGCATTAGGGTTTTGTTTTCTTCCTCAAGTTTCTGTATATGCTGCGATTCCATTCCTTCAACACTAGCAGTTAACACAGTAACTTTATCTTCCAAATCTTCTATTCTTCTTCCTTGTTCTGCAAACTTCATCTGTGCTTGATACCAAGAGCCAGTAACGATAGCTATTAGTATACCAGCTTTAATTAATAGAGCTACGCTTATATGTACTTCGCTATTTGCGTTAATTCCGCTCACTTTGTATACCAATCAATAGATTCTTTAACGTCATCTGTTTTTAAGTCAAGATTTCCATCAAAATTTGCTTTCCAAACTTTTACTTTTTTACCATTTCTAAATAAAACTACACTAGGGAAGTTTCTTAATCTTAGTTTCCTAACAGTCTCAGGAACTTTTTTTGAAGGTATAATCATCATCTGCGTTCCCATATAAGCACTATCACCATCTACAATAAACTTACCTTGATAAAAGTTTTGTTTACTATCATTTGACCATTCAGCAGTAAACCTTACTAAATGCATTCCTTTATAAATAGCACCATAGAAATTTTTATCAGTTACCTCTTGTTGACCAAAGACTAATGATAACAATAATAAGAATCTCATCTTACTTTAATCCTTAAATCAATTACTTGTTGCTTTAAATTTTCAAGCTCTTCTTGCAACTCTTCAACTGTATCATAGATTTCATCTTGTGTATCTTGAAGGTTTCCTACTTGTTGCTTATACTGCTCATAAGATGGACTCCAATTATATCCTTCTGCTTTACTTGGATACTCTTGAGAAAATAACGATAAAGGCACAGGTAGCTCTTTAGCTTCTTGTATGTCTGCTTGTAGCATATACCACATTCCAATAAGACTACTAAGACCCATCCCTCCAGCTATCATAGTCTGTAAGGACAAAGTAAACTTTGAACCTAATATCTTTTCTTCGCTTATTTCTTTATTCATCTTCAGTTTTTGGTTTTGGTCTTGGTTTAGGTTTTTTGTTAATCACAATACTTTTAGTATAAACAGGTGTATGCATGTGTCTTGTATCCCAGTAACGATAGTCATTTGTATTCCAACCTATGGCATATGCATTAGGCATATAGCGATGTTTAAATGCTGAAGTATTATAAACCTTTACCACTCTACCACTATCTGTATAAGTAAT